ATCTGGTCTGTCACAGGCTCTGCCAAATGCATAGCCGTTGCATATTTCAGCAACTGGATAAAATAACTCGGCATTAACGCCTCAACAGGGCGAAACTGATAATCTACCGTAATAGCTGCTTGGTCTGTGAAAACCTCTCCTTGGTAAACTTCCCATCCAGCAACAATAGGAACTACACCAATAGCCGAGGAATTGAAAACTGCCCTCGGAACTAACGATATTGAATCGCTCGGCATGGGGAAAGAGCGGGTCCACTCGTTTACCGGGGCCGTGGCACTCGCCTGAAGATCAGATTTCTTAATACTGAAAGACCAAGGGTACATGCTCAACACCATATCCCGAACATCAGGATATAGTTGCTCACATAGCCCGGCCTGTGTCGTACCATCACCAAAGGACGAGATGGTATTCTCGCCCAGATAATTCAACGCAGAGGAGCAAATGGTTACATCTGTATCATTAGTAGCCATATAAACTCCTTAAATAAATGGTGGAGGAGTACCTGTGAGCAAAGGAACAGATACCCCCCACCGTCATGTTAACCGACTAATTACTAATCAGCGTCTGCGACCGAAATTGTTGTACCGTCAGACACGTCAACAACACCACTTGCGTTGCTAAGAACAACAACAAGCGAAGCTGTAGGTGTGGCTGAGTCACGGATATACATTAGGTCGCCAACCTTCAATAAGTCCGACGCGTCATTAAAGTACGCCGAAGTATTGACAGTGGCAATCGCATCCGCCGAAGTATAACTCCAAACCTGTGGAGCGTTACCCGCTTTGGATTGGCCACCAATTGGCTGTAGTCCTGCTACTGCATAAGCCATCGTTTACCTCCTATTCTCGACAGGTCAATTTGACGATTCCAGAATCATCGACCGAAATTGCTCCCGCCGACAAGACGCAAACCACGAGCCATGATAGTTTTTCTGGAACGTAATTGATTTCAGTTTTGATTCCAATGCCTTCGGCATAACCCAAAGAGTCTTTATGAAATGCAAAAAGTGAACGATCCGAAGAGCCGTCGATTGCAAGACCGCCTTCATCCATGTCACCGAACATATGCATCTGGAACCCCATCCATGAATTTATACTACCATCCATAAGATTTCGGGCCGTCACGAAATCGACTGAAGTTGCCTGACTCTCAGAAAGCAAGCTAGCCAACGAATCAGCATGCATTAACATATGCCGATCAGCCGCTGGAACATTCTTACCATCCAGCAACCGTTTAGCTTCTCTGACTTTCGAGAAATTCAGGTTTGTGTTTGAACCACCAATCGAGTTTGCAACTGTCAAGCTAGTCGATGATGCAGTTAATGCATCCAGCTTGATCTGGTCTACTCTTCGCCCGATAGCCGAAGCTACAACCTTGACCAATTCCCTACGCTCATCGTAGTTAACTTTTTGCTGGTCAAAAATTGAACTATACTCTGGCGCACTATAATCGGACAATGTGGCCGTTACGTTACTATGCGTGACATTTAATGGCACGACATCAGTTTGGGGGATTGTGATAGTTGCTTGGCCAGCCCCGATTTTCGGGAATTGAACCGTACTGCCCACCACTCCTGACCTTTCTCGACAAGTTCCCTGAAGTTTCTGTTCAGCTTGATAAGCATGCTTCACTTCAGCTTCAAACAACTTGACAAAATTTGTAGATAAACTTACCGCCATTGGGAAGTCTCCTATTATCAAGTGTTAAAATTATCGCAAACAGGTGGGGAAAAATCCGGCTGTCAATACTTGCCGCTAGGTTACGACCAACCAACCGACTCCAGAAGGAGGTAGGGCTACACTATCTATAATCTAGGATATGGAAGGAAGTCAACCCAAGACTGGCATATGCCCTTCTGCGCGAGGGTTCATTTGTTCCAGTTTTTCGACAACCTTCTTTCTGTAAGAAGCATCTATCTCGTATTTTGGGTCGGCTATCATAGACTGTAATTCTTCATCAGTAATTCTGTCGTCACTATCAGGAGAAACATTAACCGGAATTGTTTTCTCACCGTAGTATTGGCGTAATCTCGTTATAGCCGTTATTCCTTCGGCTGTTCCTCCCCATACCTGAAACTCTTCATAATCATCTGGAGTCCACGCCCCCCGGTCAACCAGAGACTGCGCCCACTTGACATGACCGTCTACAACATCTTGGCCATTAGGCCCAAGTTTTTTAAGCTCCTGTTCCCGATCAAACTTCTCTTCCTCAACATTCGGTGTGTTTTCAGCAATTGCATCACGAACAGTATCGACAATTGATTCAAAGTCATCTTGTGTCAAAGACCGTTCAGCAGCAACTGTCTTGAATTTGTTCAAAAGAATATCGTCTGATGGAACCTTGTCACCAAGAAAGGCTAGATCATATTCACCACTGTCTGGAGTTTGATGCTTGCCGCCGCGCAGTTTCTTGTATAGCTCATCCTGACTTTTAGCGAGGCTTTCATAGTCAGCGCCTTTCTTTTCATCCCAAAATCTATCAGCTAACCATTCCGGTTTGCTTTCTGTTTCAGGATCTATATGCGGAAGCTCTTCTTCAGTTTCCGCTTTAGTTTCTTTAAGCGGGGCATTATCCAGCAACCCCTCTTCTTTTGATTCTTCTTCCTGTTGGACTTCTTCTTCAGCCATTCTATTGCTCCTTTGCTCTCAAGGCTTTCATTTGGATTTCGCGTATCAGCGTATTTTGTCCTTCACGGTAAAAACCATAATCTGTGTCGTAGCCGGGTGCCCAGCAAGGCTGGTCAAGATATGCCGACTTTAACCACCCCATCATTCTCTTTCCGTCTTTACTCTCCAACACCCTGCCTATTGTTCTGTCAATCTCTGCTTGTTCCGTCTGGGCATATTCTAACGGTAGTGGGCTTTCTGCATTCACCCCATCCCAACCGGGGGTGCTGATATCAATAATTTCCGCGTCTACCACTGATTAATCTCCTTTGCTTCCGTTTCAGTTTTTTCTTTTTCATTGCGGTACTTCCTGTGCTGCCTCTGGCGGGGCTTCTTGTGGAGCCGCCGCTTGTGCAGCCATACTCTGTTCAATAATTTCCTCCATCTGCTGGCGCTCTTCCACGCTGGTACGCAAACTCATAGGAACGCCCAGCTTATCCGCCACCCAATCAGATATCGCATCCATTTTGGCAGTTGCCATTCCCATTGGCCCAAGCTGTGTAGCAATGGACAACCACTGCATCACGTCTTGCACTTCATCCATATTCTGGGCTTGAGCCAAAGGAGAAACCGGGACAACCTTGACTTCAAGACCATTAACCCGGAGCGGCAAAACAATAAGCCCGGCCTCGTCCATAATAGCCAAAGAACGGCGCACAAGCGGCACCATCGTTTCTGTTATTAATCTGCCGAATGCCGAACCCAGATTAACAGAAAGCTCCCGCATTCTTTCAACAATCTCTGTCGCTGATCTCGCACTCATATTGTCCGGCGGCAAACTGTCATCAAGAAGAATCTTTTTCACATTCTGCCGGAGATCCCCCAAAACAATTTGCGTTAACTGGAGATCCCCAGAACGAGGCAAGGGTTGTAATGATGGGCCTCTTGCACCACCATTGGAAGCCACCGGGATCACAGCACCCGGCACGACACGAATAGTCTGTGGGTTCAACACTCCATCATCGATAGCTGTATAAACACCCGCGATATTAATACTGGCATTCTTGAGAAGCAGTTCCATAGTTTTGTTCAAACTCAAAACATCTGCCAAACATTGAACCATTGGCCCCCGGCCATAAACTTCCCCGCTTACTTTCATGTACCGTGAGACAATCCAAGGCGAATTTGTTAACTGTCTGTACAGCAACATCGATGTGTCTGCGTCATCCTTGTAACACAGATAATAGCCATACCCCCCGCCTGAAGCATCCAGCACTGTGCTTTCCTGTAAATCAATATGTTCCTGTGGTTTGTTTTCTATAATTCTTTTGATGCTGTCAGGAAGAGTTGCATCCGGCCATTGCCTCATAATATTTTCAGCGGGAACCCTGACCTTACGATAAATGTTTTCTACAGTTCCAGATGGGCCTTCTTCAAGCGCCACTAGATACTGGGGGATGGCTTGAAACGTAATCAAATTTATTTCATCTCCCGGCTGCACAAGCATAACGCCTGTACCAACGCAGAGATCCATCAGAAACTCACCCATTGCCAGATCAAAATTGGTCTGCCTCAGAAGCGTGAAAAACTTATCGGTGTATTTCTGTAAGTTTTCTCGAAACATAGGCTGGTGTTCAGGGGGAACATCAGTACCGGGCTGGAGGTCCATCCATTTTTTGTCAGGGGGAAACAAACCGGATTGAAGTCTGTTGGCAAACTTCTGGACCCCCGCCACAGCAGTTGAATCAAAAACGATAGATCCTTTATTACGGCCACCAGTACCCCCTTCATAACCGTCGTATAAATTTCTCTGGGGCAACCCATATGTGTAGCATTGCTCGTATC